TGTTTCAGGAACGTATGCCAATTCAATGTCTTCGTAAAAGTCATCTTGATAGTAATCGTCTTCAAAAAAAAATTCGTCAGCTATCATATAGTCATCTTGTATATCAAAATCTTCTTCAAAATATTCATCATTGAATGAGTATTCAATATCTATTGGAATAGGCTCTGGTTCAAAAAAGTCGTCAGGTATGTCGTAAACAATAGTATCGATGTCGTCTATTATATCTTCAACAATATCTATTTCGTCTTGCCCAGGACATGTAGGTGGGTTTTTTTGCCAACAATATTCAACTGTTGTCACGGTTGTTGCTGACAGTGCAGTGTAGTCTATAGTTAACGTTGGGTCCTTTACATCTACACCTGCATGACCACCGTTGTAGTTTTTATTACCTTGTATATCAAAGCTAAAACCTGCTGTAAGTGTGCCGTGTGTCATGTCTGGGTCAGCATTCATAATCAAAGTGTTGCCATAATTATTAAACTGATAGTTGTGGTTTGTTGTGTCTTCAAATGTTGTGCTTTGTGTTGTGGTGTCAACACCGTTAGATGCTATTTGATACATTGTGACTGTTGATTCAGTTGGGTTCCACCATCGTATGTCAGCATTAAAATTAGAAGTAAAACCTAATCTTAATTCTTCTATTGATACATAGTCTTCTGATTTAATTGTAGTCTCTGCATACGCACCATCTTTACCTGTAAGATAAATGTTTTCGTTAATATCAGATGAGTCTGGAAACATAGAACCATTCCATGTGCCATCTATAAAATCGTGTGATATTAAATTGTCTGTTGTAACAGGGTTACCTGTTGTTACAGTGGTAATTGTAGTTGTGTCTCCTGCGTTTGGTGTGTCTGGTATGACTACTACGTCAGTCTTGGCTACCGAGGATAACAGCGTTGCCATTGCCGTCAACAATACTAGGTTCTTCATTTAACTCCTCCAATATTTTGTTGTCTACTTTTTCCATGTATCGTAGTGATGCCACGTACTCTTCGTAGTCTGGTCTCTCTTTGTCGTATTTATTCCATTCTTCTAATGCGTCATCACCTATTTTACCATTAAAAGGACAAGGCGTACCAGCATGTGCCATGCTTTGGAACACTCTGCTGTCTTGACATAGTATAGATACAGCAGCAACCTTCATGTTAAAATCAAATAATAATTTAGATAGTTTCATACGTTCACAATTCATATCACGTTTTGTAATACCAAGGCTTGCGCCTATTAATGGTTTTTGCACACCTGCAGATACACCTACAGTGCAAAGATCTTGTGACATTGCGGAGATACCTGGTGCAGATGCAGAAGGCACCGTGCGTTGGTCGCCAGTGTAAGAGTTGTTATTGTTTGTAGTGCTGTTGTTTGTAGTTGTGTTAGATGATGAACCATCTTGATAGTTTGTTGTAGCCTCACTGTGATAACCACCTGTGATTGCAGTATTACTAGCTGATGATCCTGATGTAGTTTGTGTGTTATTTGTTGAACCGGCACCTGTAACGTCTGCCATTGCAGAGTCCATTAACTTACCAAATCCCCATAAAAAGCCGCATAGTACAACGACAATAATTAAAACATTTTTCATAAAACTCCCCCAAGTTTTAATTTATATTTGCACTAACACCTCCAGCGACGCCGTGCTTGTCTAATCCTAGAATTAGGATCGTTTCTAGTTTTTGCTGATGATCTTTTTAGCTGACCAGCCGAGCGTGCGCAATATGATTTACGTCTCTTTGCAGCTTTGCTACCAGGTTTAACTTTACCAGTAACTGCTGTTTTTAATTTACTACCAGGGTTTGCACGTCTATAGGCTGCAACACCTTTACGTGTCATACCTGCACCAGCTTTGGTTTTGCGATAGTTCGCACCTTTACCAGTTGTGGTCTTAGGTATGTTCCCCCTGCTGGTAGCCATTAGCTACTCTTTTTCTTTTTCTTCTTAACTGGTTTCTTTGCAGTTTTAGCAGATTGTTTTAAAGCTTTGTCAGTGACAGTTCCTTTACCAGGTTTACTAGTGCCTCTTTTTTTAGCACGGTTCATATAATAATATAAACCTTTCTTAACTGTTCTACCGTCTTTTGTTACGTGTGTGTCTTTAGCCATTATGCTTTACCTCCACGTTTCATTCTTTTTTTCATCATGCCGCCGCCCATTGCTTTAACACGTTTCTTTTTTTTCTTCTTTTTTGGTATTACGCCTTTTGCCATAAGAATATCTTTCTTAGTCACTTTACCATCTCCTGACATATCAGGAAATTTTTTCTTTTTGGCTGCACCACCGCGTTTCATTCTTTTTTTCATGCCCATCATAGTCTGTATCTCCTATAAGATTGTCGTTTTAAAACTGTGCCTTCATAATAATCTGAAGGCCATTTGTCATAATATCCATTTTTGCGTAAATTGTCACTAGCTTTTTCTAATTCATCAAACTTTTGTATCAACACCATCATAAACTCGTTATCTGGTTGCCATTCGCCTGTATCTAAAAACTCTACAGGTTCATCTTCGTCCTCGTCATGTGGATGTGAGCCCATAAGGTATATATCTTGAGGCACTAACACTCGATTTAATATGTCTATAACAGAACTTAATTCTTCTACAGTGTATTGAACGTCTTTACAGCCTACTATAACTATTTGTATGTCTGGGTCTTTTGCTAGTTTTGCGCCCTCTATTATAGCGTCTTGGAAGGCATTAAAGTTTTTACATTCTAATATTCTGTAAGTTTTTTTGAGTCTAGCTGTGCGTGCGTAAGGACATACTGGAACATCACCTAAATGTTTATTCTTTGGTTCTAGGTACTTTTCAGACCATTCAAGTATATCTTCAGTTATCGATTTCATTTAAATGTTTTTTAAGCATATCTAACAACCAGGGATTGTCTCTGTATACGCCCATCATAAAATTACTAATAGTATTTACCACTAATTCTTCTGCATCATCTTCTTTTAGTGGACCGTTTGCCTGATTAAGACTAGATACATACACTACAGCATGTAATATTTCATGCCATGTAGTATTGCAGCGTTCTTGTCCTACTAATTTGTCTTGAATGTAGATAACACCTTCTCTGGCCCGGTACTCACCGTAGCTGTCTGTCATGTCATCCAATACAAAGCTAGGGTTTACGTATTTAATTTTTATAGTTCTGTAGCCAACCTTAACTTCAGTAGGCCTGCCGTTAGCTGGTACCTCGTGTGCTTCTGTTAGTGCTTGTTTTTTTCTAATCATGCTATTCTCCTATATAGTAGAGATTTGACCCCCTTGTGTCAGAAATTTGACACAACTACCCCTATCGCGCCGGTTAGAACGTAAAACTGCCAAAAATTGATCTACTCTACCGCCTCTACCGTTGCAAAAACACCCTGTGGTAGACTGTTTCTTTAATAATATCATACATTTACCTCAATTACCACCACTACCGCCTGTTCTGCAAGTTCGTACAAAATAAACATCGTTGGGTCTAATCTCCACTATAGCACAACCTCTAAGTGTTGCATAAATATCACACTTCTTCGGCATATCTATTCTCACAAAAAAACTCAAAACTTTTTAGGTCTTCTCCATACTCCATAACATGTGGCGTCAATAGTTTTATTTTATTCTCGTGTATATGTTTGTGGCACTCCCACGTGTCTTTAAATGTCTTCTCTAAATACACTCGGTATCCGTCGTCCGCGGTGCTATGAAACATCAACACTATTGTTATAACAAAATACATTATCCTTGCTCCGTATAAAATTGGTCTAGGCGACGTAGGAAGTCATGTTTAGCTTGCCTGTACTCCTCACCTTCTATCGTAAACTCCTGATAGTAAAGGTCCTTTGAGCACATCAAAATCACCCCTTTCTCAATTGTTGTACCGTAAACTGCATCATGAGCCATACCATACGCCGCCATTTGCAGAAAATAATCGCCAATCCATTCTCGTTGTTTTGGTTTATTTGTCTGCTTGAAGTCAATGATAGCCATAGATCCGTCGTGTTGTCCAACTAAATCGACTGACCCTGCGTATAATCCTGGATAATAAAGCGTAGCCTCGTTTCCGTATATCTCTGTAAGTCTGTTATCAATCCCGCGGTCCACGATCTTTTCTGCCATATGCTTGGCTGTGTTACCAACGTCCGTTAAATCCAGGTACCCTTCACCTAGACAATACTTCTCCAGGTACAAATGCATCGCCGTACCGCGCGCCGCGGCTTCCTGTGTGATTCGCTTAGCTTCTTCGTGGCCTACTTTGTCTCGCCATCGTTGAAGAGAATCTGCTTTACTTTTCGGCTGAGTTTGGCCAAGAACCGTCGTGACCGATGGTAGGCGCTGTCCGTGAATATCGCCTGCAAGAGAATAGTGTCGCAGACCTTTAATACTAGCTCTAGTAGAACTGGGATAAGCATACTTATGAACCTGCCTCATACCAAAAGAGCATTCTTAAAGTATATAATCCCCTCATCAAAATCAAATTCGTGGGGGTTACCTATTAATTGTTCAGGCGACATTACCCCCATACGCGCCCAATTTGTGTGTCCGTATTTCTTTTTACACCATTTATCAATTATGTGTGCAGGTGTATCTACTTCAACTCTTGTCATGTCTACCTCGTATGGTGCTCCCGTATCTTCTGGTATCCACTCTATTTCTAATTCTTCTATCATTCTTTCATAGCATACGGATCTGTTGACAACTCACGTTGTCTTTTCTCCGGCTGCTTGCCCATAATAATTTCTTCCATGTTCTTGTGCAGATAATTTGCCATCTGACCAATAACATTGTCTTGTGATAGTGTGTCGACTAATTCTTTCAACGACTCACCGTGTTGCAGACATCTTGATATGAGTTTACCACTGGCACGTAGTTCTCTATCTAAATAAGAATCTGTTGGTTTTAGTTTAATCCAAAAAGCCATAGGCGTGAGCCCTGTTTTGTTTGCTGTATAATCTAGAATGCCGACAACCCGTCTACCATCGATTGGTAAAGCGAAAGTTGCACTCATCATCCTGTTAGGGATTTCTTTTCTCACCGTTTTGTTTTCCTTAATCAAAGTCATTTTTGTGTTCCTCGATAAATTGATACAGACCTATATTTGTCTCCTTCACCTGTACTATCTCGTGCCACATTGTTTCAATCGTATTCTCTAGTTTAATGATATATCTACAATTTACAATAATAACTATTACACAAATAAATATTGTAAACCCCAGTATACAAAAACTAATGTACGCTTCGAGCGTTTTCAACCATTCTCTCATAAGCCATCTCCACCCTCCTGTTTATAAGTTGTTCTAGTTTGCGTTCCCAAACTGGTTTAAAGTCTGGGCTACAACGTTTCATCACCCATTCTATATTAGCTATTCTTTTTTGCATTAACATTCCTACCATCCATACTCCTGTTCCGGGTCCATTATTCGCCCTTTTCTGGCAGGGTTTCCCCTGACCATCTTGCTATTGATTCACGACCACCCTCAACGTTCTTGCGTGTCTGCTCTATCGGCAGCATTACATAGCCATTGTGAGTCGTTACTTTACCACCCAAGTGCATAAACTCTTCTTCACACATAGGGCAATCTATGTCCTCGTTTTGCACAACAATATAGCCGTTGCCATTACAGCGCGGACATATTGTTTCAACGAGTTTTACCAT